CGCATGGGCTGGAAGGAAACCAGCGTGCAAGAGCATCAAGGCAAGGACGGCACTCCGCTTGTCCTGTGGGGTGGCAATGCAAAAGAGTAAGCCAGCCTATATTGTGGGGCGCGCGTCGGATGTGTTCGACGATTTCATGCAACCATCGCGCTACAAGGCACTATTCGGCGGCAGGGGGTGTGTCCACGCTGATACGCTAATTGACACGCCTTCTGGCCCCGTGCCTATCAGTGATTTCAATGGCGGGCCTGTTTACACGGAAAGGAACGGCCAGATTGGCATAACCTACGCCACGCGCCCGAAAGAGTATTTCGAGGTAGACTTGTACGAAGTCACGTTTAGCGACGGGCGCAGGGTTGTTTGCACCGATCGGCACAAGTTCAAAACTGCGCGGGGATGGGCTACCTTGGCTGACCTAACCACGAGCGACGTTTTTTGCGCCGTGCCGCGTCAAGGGCTTTCATTCCGTCTTCGGTCCAGTTTGGACACTTCCCTGCAAGGGTTACTCGCAGGTGTTCGGCGTTCGACGGAAAAACTCGCAGGTTTTCTAGGCTATTGTTCTGACGGTTGCCGTCAATATGGTCAACCACTTCCTTCCTTGTCAGGTATCGCCCGAGGTGGGCTTCCATCACAAGGCGATGTTCAGCTACATAGCCGCCGTGCTTTGATTTGTTTGGGTGGTCGGGAGAGCGGGCATAGTTGTAACCATTCACCGCCTTCACGCCCCCTTGCCAGTCGTGCCGCTGTTCGCGCTTCGGCGGATGTATGTTGTGAAGGCGCGGGAAGTCATAGCGACGGAAAATCTTCTGTACTGCCTTTGGCGTCTTGCCGACAATCTCTGCTATTTCCTTTGAGAACATACCTTGCGCGGCTAATTCGCAAACAGTCAGAACTAGGTCTGGCGCTCGGCATGTTGAAACATCAGGCGAGAAGCCTTCAAAGGCTTTCGCGCAAGCATTGGCGTGTTGTGTTCGGTAATCCATATCAAGGGCTTTCTGTGGGGGGTGGTGAGATACCAACTACAGTAAGATTGAGACAGGTTATCAAGCACAGCCGCCAAACGTTCTGGGATGTGCATGTGCCAGAAACAAACTGCTATTTTGCTCATGGTGTGCTGCATCACAATTCGGCCAAGTCGCACTTCTTTGCAGAGGCTATGATTGCCAACGCGGCTGAAAACAGCGGGTTCCGTGCGGCCTGTATCCGTGAGGTCCAGAAGACCTTGAAGGAATCGGCTAAGCGGCTGCTGGAAGACAAGATAGCCGAAATGGGCTATTCGGACAGGTTCCGCATCCTGAATGACCAGATTATATGCCCCGGCAACGGTGTGATTATCTTCCAGGGTATGCAAGACCACACCGCCGAATCTATAAAAAGTCTCGAAGGATTTCAGATTGCGTGGGTTGAGGAATCACAAACATTATCCTCTCGCTCCCTTGAGTTACTTCGACCCACGATCCGCGCGGCCGGCTCTGAATTGTGGTTCTCATGGAACCCGCGCAACAGGGCTGACGCTGTTGATGCGTTCTTCCGGGGACCGATGCCGCCAGAAGACGCCATCATTCGAGAGATCAACTTCACCGATAACAAGCTGTTTCCCGCCGAACTGGAAGCCGACAGGCTGCACGACCATAAGGCCAACCCGGATCGTTACGCCCATATATGGCTTGGGGACTACGAGCCCGAGGCGTTGGGTGCCATCTGGACGCGACAGGTCATTGAGGCCAACAGGGTTGTTGAACCGCCAGCTATCGAACGCATCCTGGTGGGCATTGACCCCGCCGTTACCGACACAGCCGTATCTGATGAACATGGTGTGTCTGTCTGTGCGCTTGGTTCGGACGGTCACGGCTATGTGCTGGAAGACGCCAGTCTCAAAGGCGGGCCGGTCCAATGGGCGCAGCGGGCGCTGGCGATGTACGACAAGTATGAGGCAGACGCCATCGTTGTAGAGATTAATCAGGGCGGCGATATGGTTAAGCACACCATTGAGAGCCAGGGCCGGGGCGCACGGATCATTGAGGTTCGCGCCACACGCGGCAAGCATGTTCGCGCCGAGCCAATTTCTGCGCTATACTCCACCAATCGCATTCACCACGTTGGATCAATGCCAGAAATGGAAGATCAGTTGTGCAAGTTCACCTCGTCTGGCTATGAGGGGTCCGACAGCCCAGACAGGGCCGAAGCAATGATATGGTGCATGACCGAACTATTCCCCGGAATTACGCGGGTGAAGTCCAAGGAAGAAACATTTACGCACGTTGGGGGCGGTTCAGCATGGATGGGATGACCGAAGACAAGCGCCGCCTACGAATGGCCCGCTTTGCAATGCACAAGAACGCGGTACACAAATACGCCCGCCGCATGGCCCTTGAGGACATGAGCGAAGACGAAGCGCGGATGCACTATGCCGAAACGATGAAGAACTACGACCAGATCATCGAACTTGCGGCAGATGACCCATTGAGGCTTGACGCCGCCGAGGAAGATATGGCAGCGGGTTTCGCATTGCCGCAGGACATTGGATAGTCTATAAATAGTCCGATTAAGCCCGCCGTGAGGCGCGCACCCCATTGATGGATGAATACATGGCAAAGCGCGGCACCGAAGATGACCTGATGAAGGACGCGCTTGACCGCTTCCAGGAGAGCCAAGAGGCGTCAGACTTCAATCGGGAGAACTACTACGAAGACGTGAAATTCGCGCGCTTGGCAGATCAGTGGCCCGACAAGGTCAGAGCGCAGCGTGAGCAGGAAGGCCGCCCGGCTCTGGTTATCAACCGTTTGCCGTCCCTTATCCGCTCTGTTGTGAACGAAGCCCGCCAAGGCCGACCGGCCATCAAGGTTTCCCCTGTTGACAGCAACGCCGACGAAGACACCGCAGAGGTAATCAGCGGCCTTATCAAGAACATCGAACGTCAGTCCGTAGCCAGCGTGGCTTATGACACCGCGATTGACCATGCCGTGACAGGCGGGTTCGGGTTCTTCCGGATTGATATTGACTATGCCCACGACGAGACATTCGAGTTAGAGGCGCGCATCAAGCGCATTGCCAACCCGCTGTCTGTTCACTGGGACACGTCCAGCACCTCGTTTGATGCGTCGGATTGGGAGTTTGCCTTTATTAGCGACATGTTGAGCAAGGACGAGTTCAAGGCGCGCTACCCAGAAGCCTCGCTTGTTCCGTTCGATGGCGACAGCCGCGACGAGAACAGCGAACTATGGATGCACGAAGACCAGATTCGCGTGGCCGAATGGTTCCAGCGTGTGAAGAAAGAAACCAATCTTCTTGAGGTTAGCTTCCCCAACGCGCAGACAGGTGAACCCGAGTTGCGCGCCATCCGTGAAGAAAGCCTGCCCAACATGGCGCGGCAATTCTTCGGCGCTGGCGAAATGGACATTGATGGGCTGAAGGACACGGACTTGGTTGAGGGCTTTATGGCTGTGTCCGGTGTTCAGGTTCTCCGTGAGCGCATGGTTGATGGCTATGATGTAAAGCGCCGGATTATCGACGGCGTTGAGGTTCTGGAAGAAGAAGATTGGCCGGGCCAGCGCATTCCTGTCTGCCCGGTTTGGGGTGATGAAGTCTATATCGACGGGCGGCGTCACTTCCGCAGCCTGATTCGCGATGCCAAAGACCCGCAGATGATGTTCAACTTCTGGCGTTCAGCGACGACCGAACTTGTGGCACTCGCGCCGAAGGCTCCGTGGGTTGGTCCGAAGGGCTTTGTCCCCAAGGGGCAAGAGGGCAAGTGGGCAAGCGCGAACGCACGCAGCCACGCATTCCTTGAGTATGACGGTTCCACGCCACCGCAGCGCCAGGCGTTCGCAGGCGTTCCGTCCGGGGCGATAAATGAAGCCACGATGGCCGCAAACGACCTGAGCGACATTACAGGCATTTACCCGTCAGCCATTGGCGCACGGTCGAACGAAACCAGCGGCAAGGCCATCATGGCGCGAGAACGTCAGGGCGACGTGTCGAACTTCCATTTCATCGACAACCTCAACCGCGCCATCACATACGCGGGCAAGATTCTGGTGGAGATTATGCCAGCCGTTTACAGCCCGAAAGAAGCCATCCGCATCTTGGGTGAAGACGACGCGGCGAAGATTGTCCAACTGACGATGGAGGACGGCGGCAGTAACCAGGCGGGACTGAACGGGCAGAAGCGGCTTTATAACCTGACTGTCGGCAAGTACGATGTGGACGTGAGGACCGGGCCATCCTTTGCCACGCAGCGCGAGGAAACCCGCGAGACGCTAATTGAGATCATGCGACAGGTTCCAGACGCGGCGGCGTTCGTTGGCGACGTTCTGCTTGACCACATGGACTTTGTTGGTGCCGACAAGGTTGCCAAGCGCCTCAAGTCCCTGTTGCCACCAGAGGTTCGCCAAGCCGAAGACGCAGAGGAAAACAGCGACAACCCAGAAATGGCGGCGATGCAGCAGCAGTTGCAGGCCAAAGACCAGCAGATGCAACAGGCACAGCAAGCGGTAATGGCTGAGATTGAGAAGCTGCAGGCCGAGAACGAGGCTATCAAGCAGTCTAAACAGGCTGACATGATGAAGGCGCAAGCCGATACGCAAGCCAAGATGCGTGAACTTGACTTGAAAGAACGCGAACTGGTGTTGAAAGAGAACGAGGCCCAGAAGCCCGCCGACAACCTTAGGATTGCGGCAGACGTTGAAATGCAGCGCGAGCGCATGGCGTTCGATGCCGAACAGGCTGAGAAGGACCGCGAACTGGAAATCATCAAGCTGGTCATGGCGAAAGAAGGCGACGGCATGGACGCGGACAGCGCACGGGACGAAGCAGAACGCGAGGCGAGTCAGATATTCTTCCAGCGTGACGAAATGGGCAACATTATCAGCGCGACCAAGATGGACGTGGAAGGCGAAATCCAGTAATGCCAATGACGAACATGCTAGGCGGCAACCAGCAGCCGCAGCAGGGCATGACCCAAGGGCAGATGGCCCGCTGGCTTGCTGACCCGAGGAATATGTAATGGCTGAACCATTGCCATGCGAATGATTGATTAGGGTGTTATGTTAGCAACAATGTGTTATAAGTAACAGAGTTTTTGAAATTAAAGGCCCGCCGTGATGGCGCGCTGTTCCCACGCCGAAAGGCAAGAAGGAGATTTTTACAGTGAGCGACACAAACCACGACGTAGTTCCGCAGGAAAGCGTTGTCGATTTGCCTTCCAC